GCGGGCTTGGATGCGAAAAGTCCAAGGGGATCCCACCACTTCTTGTCGGACGAGGACGCCTCAGGGGCGATGTAAGGGGAGGCGGGGGAGGTCATCTGATCTGATTACTTGTAGTCTATATTTATTAATTTTAGACGCACAAGGTAATGGATACTCGGGCATTTGGACCGAGTGGGTGGCAGTTGCTACACTTAATTGCCCACCAACGACCAAAAGAAGCAGCCCCGTTCATGATGACGATGAAAGATATTCTACCCTGTAAATTCTGCCGTGAAAGTACGACAGTTTTTCTCCACGAAGATCCGCCGAAGCAGCCATTAACGAAATGGCTCTACGATTTCCATAACCGCGTGAACAAGAAGTTGCGCGACCAGTGCAAAGACGATCCCCGCGTCATTTGCCCCCCTGCCGATCCTACGTTTGAAAGCGTTACTGCTCATTATGAGGAACTATTGCAGAAGGAACCCTCTGCTCCTCCAGGAATGGATTTCCTGTTCTGTATCGCCTACAATTATACGCCCGAGAAGGAGGGTGTTTACCGCCACTTCTTTGACCTATTATCCGATGTATATCCCTACGACGACCTGCGCGCGATCATGAAGGCCCATACGTTCTCATTCACCTCCAAGAGGGCATTGATGAAGAGCGTCTATACCCTCATGAAAAAAAAGACGAAGGCTACACATTCGGAAGCGATTCTTCCGTCGTTTGCGGGAGTGTTTCAGCGGTATGGTTACTATGCGAGTTCTTGTAATCGGGGAAAAACGTGCCGTAACGGAAAGCGGACGAAGAAGCGGGATCATCGTAAGACGCATAAGGTCACACATGCCCGCTTGCTTCGGTAAAGATTAATTCTTACATGTTTTCCTAAACCACGATCGGGCTTTTGCGGTCTTTTTGGCTTTCCTCACTAAATCAGCATCAGTCGTATAATGTGTCTTGCCGCACGTCAGCATACTGGCGGCACGAGCATACCCCCACTGCTGTTCCGTCGCCCCCGGACGATGTCCCGTTCGCCACGCCGCCATTCCGCGGTTATAGGATGCCCGTACAATCGGGAGCGGGACACCTGTGGCTTTGGAATACGCCTGGAGACCGTGGGCGTCGGGGAACTGTTTCTTCCATTCGCGAACATATTTGGATGTCCGTGTCTTGACCCCCTGGTCGGTCTTGAATGGAACGTACGCCTTGGGATCTTTCCAGGACATTGAGCGACGGCGAGTGGCCGTGCTTTTACGTTGCTTATTCTGTTTTCGGGTCAGCCCGCTGAAATACCGCGCGGGCCAGTACATTGTTATTCATAGTTCACATTATAACATTTTCTCCAGGGCGTTCCGGCACGCATTCTGTTCTGCCTGTTTCTTTGTCGTGGAATTCCCCGTGCCCAGAATCTCGCCATCGGGTTTGCAGACCGCCATCGTGAACCCTTCAGCGCCATCCGACACCATCTTGTAGATGGGAGTGAACGCCATCTTCTGCTGACAGTATTTCTGCATCCGATCCTTGTAATTATCATCCTCCCGCAACATCGTGGGAATATCCAGATGCGTCTCAATCATAGTAATGACGAAATCATTCACCATCTGGAAATCCATTCCCGAATCAATCCAGAGAGCGGCAATAAAGGCTTCCAGAACATCGCCCAACTTCTCGATGTTCTGACGGCCGTGTGCAGGCAGCATTTCCTCGACGTGTTTCGACACCACAAAGAACTTGTCGAGACCCAACTTATCCCGCGCCAGCGCGCCCAGCGTCTTGTTCCTTACAATCAGTTTGCGGGTATTGGTGAGGAACCCAGGGGCTTCGGAGGGATAGCGTTCGCACAGGTAATTGGCCACCACTGCTCCCAGAATCGAATCTCCGCGGAATTCGAGTTGCTCGTACGATTCGTCCTGGAGATCCATAAAGCCCGCGGGACACTTGCCGAGCACAGCAGGTTCGCCCGTCAACGTCGTGTACTCCGACCGACGGACATAGGTGGAATGAATCATCGCCTTCTGGAAGATCGCGATTGTCCGGATCTTATACCCTGGAATGCACAGGATGCGCGATACATCCTCTGCAGTCAAGGGAACGTTCTTGGAATTGTAGGGGAAATATTCGTTCGTAGATGTGATCATGATCTCTTCTTTGTATATATACTTGCCTAACCTTAAAATACGTTAGGGAGAATTCTTCTCTTTTCTACAATCATATCAACGCTGGCGAAACTCATCCTGTCCCTCCCCGCCATCCGGCGACGCCTCGACCTCTGGACATCGTGCCTACCATCCATTCGGCCGCACTATGCCGTGAAGTGTAATAATCTTGAGGGGGTTCTGAAAGAACTACACAGGGGAGGGGCAGGGTTCGACTGTGCGTCCGCCGACGAAGTCCATCGCGTCCTCGACATTGGCGCCAAGGCAAGCGATACGATTTACGCGAACCCGTGTAAATCGCGCGATGAAATGTTCAAGGTCCGGAACCACGCGATTCCGTACATGACCTACGACAATAAACTCGAAGGAATCAAAATCAAAGAAGAACAACCGACTACTAAACCTATTCTCCGTATTTTCGTGGATGATAAAGGCGGCGCACGCATTCCTCTGAACAGCAAGTTCGGATTCCATCTCAAGGATATCGCTGATCTCTGTGACCGCGAACCCCGCTTTCTTACCCACGGACTAGCCTTCCATGTAGGCAGTGACTGTACATCTTTAAACTCGTACAAATCCGCCTTCGATACCGTCAAGGGATTCCTTGATGTGCTGACCCATCATTCCAACGTCTTCACCCCTGAGCTTCTCGATATCGGCGGCGGGTTCTCAGGATCCACCGCAAACGATGAGTTCTTCCGGAACGAACTGGCGCCCTATATCCGCGAACAGGCAAAAAGTCTCCCGTTCAAACGGGTGATTGCCGAGCCGGGTAGGTTCTTTGCCGAGGAATGCTGTACGCTCAGAGTCCCCGTGATCGGCAAGAAACGGTTGCCGAACGGAAAGCAGTGTATCACCGTCAATGAGTCAGTATACGGCCTCTTCTCAGGTGTCTTATTTGACGGGTTCAAGCCAGAGTTCAAATGTATCACGCGCAAACCTTGGGCAAATTGTGAGCAGTTCACGATCTTTGGACGCACGTGCGATTCGGCCGACAAGATCGCAGAGGATGTATGGTTGCCGAACGATATCGGCGATTCAGACATTCTCGAAGTAAACAACATTGGAGCGTATTCGTGGGTCTCAGCATCCACCTTCAACGGGTTCCCGCTCCCGCCCGTTGAGATCATTTCTTCTTAAACTTACACAAGCGCCTTACGCGTCAGGCGACGGGGAAGCGCACGACGACGAGACCCTCCCTTCTTGGCGCCCTTCTTGGTGAAATAGTGCGCGAGTCCGAGAGCAGTTCCCGCAACAAGGGCGTCATCAATCACACCCGCACCACCGCGATGCTTGCGCGTATGGCGTCCACCGAGCCGTTTCTTCTGCCCCCAACGCTTGGCCGCATACGATGTTCCCACGGCAAAGAGAGCGTCGTCAACTACCCCCACTCCTCCGCGGTGCTTGCGGTGCCGGCGGCCGCCTGTACACCCGCATCCGCCCTTCGATGAAGAATCTACTGGTGTCGACATTTTGTTATTCTTATATAGTAGGGCGAGTTTTTTGAAGAACGTAAGGATGATTCACAATTTCCTGTTCTTCCAACTTCGGGATGTCGCGATACTTTGGCTGGACCCAACGAGCGAGTGCGTGATACACAAGTTCATTTAAAAACATCTCTGAGTCTACACGGTCCCCAATCCGCAGAGCAGATTGATCCCAGTACATCCACGACCTCTCGACAATCGGACGAAACAGGTCCTGAAGGAGGTCGGGGTAAATATCCGTCTGCTCGCGCACGATAATCTCACAGAAGGGACATGTTGACCGAAAATACTGACTTCCTCGGGGGATATGGTACACGTGATTGGACGAAAATTCATTCACTATCTTTTTCGTACGGGGGTTGTCCATAGGGTATCAAAGACGATAACGAGAATGCCGAGTTACAGAACTCGGCGAAATGAAGGGTTCTATATGTTTTGTAATCTTTACGCAGTAAGCCCTTTTTCTCCAGAACCTCCTCGAGCCGGAGAAAAAGGTCCCGAAGTTCATCCTGATGCGTTTGTCCGTCAGGCGTGGCGGCTAGAACCCACTTCTGAACGGGCGTCGTCATTATTATTATCCTCTACACCCACGACGCGCTTAAACGCAAACTCCTTGGCGACCAAATCCGGCTTCTTACGCTCGACAATCCACTTGAAGAGTCCATCGATGGGACCAGAATAACTTCCAATAAACTCCTTGAGTTCCTTCTGCGACAGAGACCAAGACTTATTCCATGTCTCGGGCCGCTGAACCTTGATGAACGACCCGTCGTCCTGGATCTCCAACTTATTGATTCCCTGGAACGCCGCGCGCCTCAGGATATCACTCATCTCCACCTCCACGAACTTCTTGTCCTCGCGCAGCTTGTGGGTACGAGCATTCACCGCCTTGAGCTCGTCATCTAGGGTACGGAACCTACGGACGCACTTTACGAGATCGCGCTGATCCATTCTGTGATTGTATGCTCCTACTTGTCTACCCAAAAAAGACATCCGTTTTGGATAATGGACCCGCGTGAAGTCGAAGCCCTGAGGGTCGCGTACAACAAAGAACATCCTCATGAACCTCCCGTCAAGAAAGGCGACGGAGCATGGACAGATATGACCCGCCGCATGAAAGATGCGTGTAAGTCGGGAACCCCCGAGTGTCTCGTCCACAACCTTGTTCAGAAACCCGATGCCCCGATGTCCTGGAATGCTGACGGAACTCAGTGGCTGTCGTCCGACGATATTGACGACAGTCAGAAATATTACCAGAAACTGATTCCCGATTACTACTACACCGGATCCGTCCCGATCGATTTCGATCTTCATTCGGAAACTGGATCGTGTCTCGTTTCTTCACTGTGTAGCATGAAGCTGTCGGAACTGTATAAAAAGGGGTACCGCCGGGTAGGAATTGTGTTCAACACCGATCCTCATAACGGACCTGGCGAACACTGGATCGCCGCGTTTCTCGATATGCGGCCCGAATTAGAAAATGCCCGCATGACGTACTTTGATTCGTATGCCCAGAAACCCGAGAAGGAGGTATCCCGTCTGATGGAACGATGGAAGCAGCAGGTAGACGATATGGGACTCTTCACAAAGCCGATGGTCTTGTCGTACAACGCGACGCGGCACCAGTACAAAGATGCTCAGTGTGGAATGTACTGTATCTACTTTCTCCACTGTTGTCTGTTCGATATTCCGATGGACAAACAGGTTCCCGACGATGTCGTGATGCTGATGCGTCCCCTGTTCTTTAACTATAAACAACATCGTGCTAAGAAATAATAAGAAGGATGGACTCCCGCACAGTTCTGTGGTATGTCGTTCTGGCGGCAATCGCCTGTCTCGGCGTTGCTCTGACGACGCTTGCCTACGTCAATATGGTCAATTTCCCCCCGTCAGACGCAACCCTCACAAAAGATCTAGCAGTGTATTCCGATATTGTGAAATCTGCTCCGCTTGGATGTCCGTCAGATAATGTCCTGTGCGACTACTACATGGCTTCGTCCGGATACACCGTCATTCCGTCGACCACGGTCTATACCTACATCACGACGAATGCGATCACTGAAGTGATTAAGGGCGGCGCGCGACTCATTGAACTTGATATTTATTCGGTGAACGGAGATCCGGTGGTAGGGCTCGCGGACTCCAAGACTAACGCGATGTTCACCTACAACACCCTCAAATTCGAGGACTGCTGTACGACACTCGCCAATACGATGTTCTCGTCGGGGACAACGCCGGGACACGCCAACCCGTTTATCCTCTCGCTGAACTTCCATTCGGACGATAATGCGTTCATTACGCGGTGCGCCGACACCATGAAAATGACGCTGCGCAAATTCATGTTGCCCTCGGACTATTCGTACCAGCGCAAGAACCTGGCGGTCGAACCCATTTGTAACCTCATGGGCAAACTCGTCATTATCAGCGGAGGCAATACTAAGGGCAATGGAATGGACGAGCTAGTCAATATGTCGTGGGCATCCTCCAATCTACGTCGCATGACGTATACCGAGGCGTCTCAGACATTTGATCACGAAGAGTTGACCGAATACAACAAGCGCAATATTACGCTGGTGGTTCCCGATATGAAGTCGTCTGAGGTGAAAAACAAGAACGCGGAAATATGTTTCTCGTACGGATGTCAGTGGGTTGCTATGAATTACGGGTCGCTGGACAATGCGATGGAAGTGTACACAGGTCAGTTCGCGTCAAGTTCGTTTGCGGTGAAGCCCGATCCTCTGCGTTACCACCCCGTCACCTACAAGAAACCCGAACCTCAGAGTGCTAGCGTTTCGTTCCAGCCGAAGCAGATTACTTCGCCCATGTACGATTTCACAATAAAGTCTAATCAATGAAACAAATGGAAGGTGGACGCTCAGCATGGTTAAAAGCAGTCATGGCCGCAAAGAAACCCGGAATGTCGCTCGGCGATGCGATGAAGGCGGCAAAGAAGACGTACAAGAAGTCCAAGACGGGAGGTACGCTGATGGAGAAGGCGGGCCCGATGGGTGGTCGTCGCCACAAGAAGACGGCGAAGGTCGGTGGAACCGCGTACGGATTCACGGGCGGCCCGTACACTGATTCTCAGCTGTCGGACGGTCAGGGTCGTTTCCCTGCGCTCGCGGACGCCACGTGGAAGGGTCCGTCTGAGTTGCTCGGTGGTCGTCGTCGTC